ATAGAAGAAGGCTTTGTGCTCACAGAGGATAAGGTTGATGATATTCTCGCGTGGGTGAGGGGCGGCAAAAGACCGGCCTGGGCCGACGAAGATGAACGCATTCCGCCGGCTCCGCCGAAGGTCCCGACCGGCCCGTCACCAGATTTCCGCGCCGCCGAAACAATGCCCATGGACATTCCGTCAGATGACGCGACAGAGCGCGATTATAGTGGTTTCCAAGATCGCTCCGGGCCCTCTGACGGCCCTTTAGCAGAACCGGAAGATATGTCGGATGAAGATATCATATCCTCCATTGGCCGGATGATCCAAGGGAAGGATCCAGAAACGGTACAAGCATTGTTCCAGACGGCCTTTGAGCAAATTCCCGGAGTGGAGATGGCAACCCGACCCCCCGAGGAGGAAGATACACCCCCAGAGAGCCTCTATGTACATGGCCCCGCAACTGGCGCGCCTATTGGGTTCAGGGAAGACCTGGCGTCCGAGGTTTACAAAAGACTTCTAGAAATGGGTGGTACCATGTATAGAGGCATGGGCGCCGCATACAAGAGAGATGACGACGAAGAAGTTGATGAGGGGCACTATCATGACATGGGTTCCGAAGACGAAATGTATGATGCACTAGATCCTCATGGATTTGGTAAGATGTCTGATGCGCAGATAGTTGATCAAGCTTGGAAAGATGGGATTGAAGAAATGATTGTGCTTGATGGTGAAGGATACCTCGCCAATAGAGAAGAGGTGTTAGCGGCCATGAAAGATGTATGAGTTTTCAATTAGACAAAAAGCAGAGAGTTAAAGAAATATTAAAGTGTGGTAAAGATCCGATCTACTTTCTTAAAACCTATGCACGCATCTCGCACCCTTTACGGGGTTTAATACTTTTTGACACATATGATTTTCAAGATGATCTTCTTAAAGATTTCAATGACTATCGTTTCAATGTTATTTTAAAAGCACGCCAGCTTGGAATATCAACGATTACGGCCGGCTATATTGTTTGGCTGATGCTCTTCCACCGCGATAAAGCGATTCTTGTTATGGCGACTAAGTTTGCGGTTGCAGGAAACTTGGTAAAGAAAGTCAAGAGTATTATGCGAAATCTTCCACCTTGGATTAAGATCGCTGAAATCTCTGTGGATAACCGCACTTCTTTCGAATTGTCAAATGGTTCGTCGATTAAAGCGGCTTCAACTTCTGGTGATGCTGGTCGTTCTGAGGCCCTGTCTCTTTTGGTTCTTGATGAGGCTGCCCATATCGAAGGCCTTGAAGATCTGTGGACCGGCTTATATCCCACACTATCGACTGGTGGCCGTTGTATCGCCCTCTCCACCCCCAATGGCGTGGGTAACTGGTTCCACAAGACATATATAGATGCAGAAGCATCGGCAAACAACTTTCATCTAACAACCTTACCCTGGGATGTCCATCCAGATAGAGATGTTGATTGGTATAAAAAAGAAACAAAGAATATGTCCAAGCGTCAAATCGCCCAAGAGCTTGAATGTAATTTCAATACTTCGGGTGAAACGGTTATCGATCCAGAATGTATGGAGTGGTTACTTACAAATATTAGGGAGCCTAAACATAGAACAGGTTTTGATAGAAATTTTTGGATTTGGGAAGAGTTTGATCCAACTTGTAATTATCTTATGGTTGCTGATGTTGCCCGCGGCGATGGCGCAGACTTTTCTACATTCCACATGATAAAATTGGAAACTTTAGAAATTGTCGGAGAGTATCAAGGCAAAGCAACATTGGATATGTTTGCGAATTTACTCAATCAGGTCGGACGTGAATATGGAAATTGTATGTTAGTTGTTGAAAATAATAACATTGGCTATTCTGTGCTTGATAAATTGCTTGAATATGGATATCCAAATATTTATCATTCTATAAAATCAACACACGAATATATTGAACAGCACCAAGCAGAAGCAATGAACTCCGCAGTTCCGGGATTTTCCACCACGATGAAAACTAGGCCACTTATCGTAGCGAAATTAGAGGAGTTTATCAGAAATAAACTAATTACCATATATTCTTCTCGCACAATTAATGAGATGAAGACTTTTATTTGGAGGAATGGAAAGCCCCAGGCGATGAAAGGGTACCACGATGATTTAATCATGGCTCTTGCGATCGCATGTTGGGTTAGAGATACTGCGCTTCAGTCCAATGCAAGAGATTTAAATTATCAAAAAGCTTTTCTTGGCGCCATCTACACATCTAAAACCACAATGAATACACAAATTAAAGGCCAGCAAGGCTACAAAAGAAATGATATCTTTGATAAAATGAGTGAAGCAGATAAAATATATGACCAATATAAGTGGATCATAAAGTGAGAAAATAAAAATGGAAGAGAAAAATCCAAGAAATAATCAATCCCAGTTATTTAAAGCATTAACCAGATTGTTTTCTGGACCGATTATAAACTATCGATCGCAGTCCGGCAGAAAGATTAGACGTCAACATCTGGACAAGTTTTCAAGCAGGTTTAAATCAGCGTCTGGTCAACAGTTTAAAAAGTCGCTTTATAACCCGCTTGATCAATTATCTGCTAATGCTATGCAGAACCAACGCCGAGTTGAAAGATACGTCGATTTTGATCAGATGGAGTATATGCCAGAGATTGCTTCTTCGATGGACATCTATGCCGACGAGATGACGACCTATTCTGACTTGCGCCCCATGCTGAATGTTAAATGTTCGAATGAGGAGATTAAAGCAGTGCTTGAAAATCTTTATTCTAAGGTATTAAATATTGATTATAATCTTTTTGGTTGGGCCAGGACGATGTGTAAATATGGAGACTTTTTTCTCTACCTTGACATTGATGATAATTACGGCATCCAATCGGTAATCTCATTGCCAATAGCCGAAATTGAAAGACTAGAGGGGCAAGACTCAACCAATCCAAATTATGTCCAGTATCAGTGGAACGGCGCCGGCATGACTTTTGAAAACTGGCAAATCGCACACTTCAGAGTCTTGGGTAATGATAAGCATTCCCCCTACGGTACCTCTATTTTAGATCCTGCCAGAAGAATTTTTAGACAATTATCGCTTGTAGAGGATGCAATGATGGCTTATAGAGTTATTCGTTCCTCCGAGAGAAGACTGTTCAAAATCGATGTCGGTGCAATTCCGCCGCAAGATGTCGAGCAATACATGGAAAAGATTGTTACCCAGCTTAAGCGGCACTCAGTTATCGATGCTCAAAGCGGTCGTGTCGATATGAGATATAATCCCATGTCGATTGAAGAAGACTATTTCATCCCTGTACGCCCGGGCTCAGCCACAGAAATTACCAATCTTGCCGGCGGTCAAAATACAACAGCGATCGACGATGTTAAATATCTTCGTGATAAGCTATTCTCTGCTCTCAAGATCCCCCAAGCATATCTCGCTATGGGCGAAGGCGCCGCAGAGGACAAAACAACTCTCGCCCAAAAAGATGTTAGATTCGCCAGAACGATTCAGAGATTACAAAGAGTAATCACATCTGAGCTTGAAAAAATTGGGATTATCCATCTTTATACTCTTGGCTTTCGCGGCGACGATCTTGTTAATTTCAAGATAATATTAAACAACCCCTCTAAGATATCGGAGTTGCAAGAGATCGAACACTGGAAACAGAAGTTTGATATTGCGGCATCTGCGACAGAGGGATTCTTTTCCCGTCGATGGGTATCTGAAAATATATTTGGTATTTCACACGAAGAGTTTATACGGAACCAGAGAGAAATGTATTATGATCGGAAGCACGATGCCAATCTCCAAGCTGTTGCCGAAGCCGCGGCCGCCGGCGAAACAGCCGGCGCAGTAGGCGGCGGAGACATGGGCGGTATGGACATGGGCGGCGGAGAAATGCCTGCTGAAATCCCTGCCGATGATGTCGGCGCCGATCCGGCTGCCGATGTAGGCGGAGAAGAGTCGCCACTGCTTGCGGTCCCTCCGGGCTCACGTAATGCTCCTCGCCTCACTTCCGGAGCAAAAGGAAAAGTATATCACCCGGTAAGGAATGATTCTCGCAAAGACAGCGGCCCGAGAACTAGAAATTATCAGGCCCAATATAATGCTGAAAAACGAGGTGCTTCCAACAGAGCTAAATTCCCGGGAGCAGAAATTGCTTCAATTCCAAGCATTGCAAAAGGTATTTATGAAGAAGAGGCTTCTATTTATAGTTTGAAAGAGTCTATCGAAGAAGGAAAGCTTTTTGAAGTGAATGATTCTTTACATAATTTAATAGCTGATTTAGAAAATAAAAATAAATTAATTACGGAGCAAAAAAATGAAGACTAGGCACAATAAAAAGCGGAATACAGCGTTTGTTTATGAGGCACTTATAAGAGAAGGCACCTCGGCCATCCTACAGGATGACGATGAACGCAAAAATAAAGTGGTAAGCATGGTTAAGAAACACTTCAAAAGGAACTCCCTGTTAAAGAGGGACCTGGATTGTTATCGATCCTTATACGAAGGACAAAATTTAAATTCAGAAGACTGCAATCGGATAATTAAAGAAGCCAAGTTGCAAAAAATGTTAATTGATCCGAAGGCCCTGTTTAAGAAGCAATCTGAGTTCATTCGTGACGTAAATAAGGAATTTGACTCAAGCATTTTTAATAATTTTGTTCCAAACTATAAGTCACTGGCTAATATTTACCAGATGTTTTCTAAAGAAAATTCTCCCAGAGATACCGTCCTATTGGAAAAGATGGTTTTAGACACGATGAACAATAAAGAAGTATCAACGGAACCATCAGATGTGGATAATGTTGTGATAAATTCGTTTGTTGAAAAATTTAATACCAAATATGATACCCAGCTTTTTGAAGAGCAAAAAAATGTTCTCAATCTCTATATTAAATCTTTTGTAGACAATTCGGTTGAGTTTAAAATGTTTTTAAATGAAGAAATCTCAAGATTGAAGAGCCAAATTGAATTGGCGAAGAAAACTAAATATATTTCCGAAGATAAAGATATGGTTGAAAAAGCTAATCTAATTGCAAGCAAACTTGATAGCCTTAAGGCAACAGAAATTAATGAAGAGATACTGTCGACAATTCTTAAAGTGCAGTCTCTCATAAGGGAAACAATGGAAAATGGCAATAATAATTAAAGTTGGCGAAAAAGCCAATCAGAAGAAGGTTAGATTAGAATTAGATGCGCGCCAGACATTATCAGGTGACGTAATGATTTTTGATCATGGAGATATAGATATAGTCCTGTCCCCGACAAATAAAAAAGTAGTTGTATTCCCCAAGGAAACCATGTCTGATTTGGTCTATGGGGCACAAAATCGGCTGATGGCACACTTGATTAAGAGGGGGATTCTTATACCAGAGAGCGTTCAAGCCGGCTCATTCTACGGAGCGATGGAAGGCACAATACAGGAATCAGCAAAACCAGAAGTATCTGGGCCAAAACTTGCTTTGATAAACATTTCGAATTTCATTGACGAAGAGCGCCCGTATTTCGAGAACACGGAAGCAATCATCTCCATGCAAGATGACGAATTGATACACCCAGATAAGACAGATTCTACAGAACTTGGCGAGGTTCCACAAGCAACCGAAAAGGGTTCGATGAAACAGTCATATATCAGAGACCCGTATTCATTAAATTATATGTATACTTTTGAATAGGAAACCATGGAATTATTAACATTTATATTGTGTGCTTATGGACTTACCCAGATTATAGTATATGGCAAGATTTTAGATAGTGTAAGACCAACCAAGGGAAAACTCGGAGCCTTGTTTAAATGTCCAATGTGCGTAGGATTTCATATTGGTTGGTTTTTATTGTTGCTTTCTCCGTTTACAGAACTATTTAATTTTGACGTTTCTGTTGCTAATTTCTTTATTTTAGGTTGGTTATCATCTGGAACATCATATATCTTTAACATGATATTTGGAGACGAGGGAATAAAACATGACCACAAACATTTGGATCGGTAAGTGGATGCTGCAGCCGGTCCGTCATTGCTGCAAAGGGAGTTAGCTAAAATGAAAATCACAGAAAATCAATTAAAACAAATCATCGATGAAGAGATTCAGACGATGGTTGACAATGGAGAGATCGATGAGGGATTCCTCGGTCGGATGGCTGCACGCGGCAAAGGCGCGCTCTCCAAAGCTGGTAGTGCCGTCAAAGGCGCTGGCCAATCGCTTGGCTCGAAGGTTACCGGCGCCAAAGCAGCAGCAGTAGGCGCCCTAGGCGGAGATGCAGGGGAACTGAGAGATAAACAAGCAGCCCAACAACAAGCCGCGGCAGATACAAAGACTGCTGGTGCTGATAAAGCAGAGGCAACGAAAACTTTATCTATCTTAAATTCTCACCTTAAAGCAATGGTGAACGATTTAACAAAACTTGGTATCGATTTAAACCAGCCCGGGGTCAAGGGCGCTGTATCTAATCTACAGAAAGCAGTTAGTGGAACAATCGCAAAGAGGGCCGCCGAACAATGAGCCAAGTTCTCTTACGCGAATATTACGAGTTGTGTGAAGGTGGCGTTTGTCAAGATTTATTGACGGAGGCCGAAAAGCATTTTGTCTCCGAAGGGGGCATGATTTTGTCTGGCATAATGCAAAAGTCAGATACACAGAACGGTAATGGACGCGTTTATCCGCATCGCGTATTGATGCGTGAAGTTGAGAACTATAAGAAGCTCGTCAAAGAACGGCGCGCCCTCGGCGAGTTGGATCATCCCGATGATTCGGTAATTAATCTTAAGAATGCCTCCCACATGGTCACAGACGTGTGGTTCGAAGGCAAAAGTGTTATGGGTAAAGTACAAGTACTTGATACACCATCAGGCAACATACTTCGCTCACTAGTAAGTTCTGGAGTCAAGCTGGGGATTTCTTCTCGCGGCATGGGTTCCGTAAGCGAATCGCAAGGTTCGACAGTTGTAGAAGACGATTTTCAATTAATCTGCTTTGATTTCGTCTCTGAACCTTCAACCCCAAATGCCTTTATGATGCGCGAAGCAAAAGATTTTGGAAATACGAACGTGTTCAACAAAGCAGATAAAATAAATAGACTAATTAATGATATTATTGGAGATTTCAAATGAGTACTAAAATGAGCAGACAGGAAGTTGCTGTCTTAATTAAAGAAACTATCGAGAACAAACTGTTCGAAAGCAAATTAAACGAAGATATTAGCAATATTTTTGAAACCAAAAAAGACTTAGAAAGCAAGATGTTAATCAGTATGATGGAGGCCCTTTCCGGCCGTCAGATTCCAGATCCTGCAGCGCTTGAGGAAGGTATTTGGGAGAAGGCTAAGCACATGCTGTCCAAAATCAGACTTAGCAAGAGTACTGGCGCCTCAGCCCAGCGCGACAAGCTTCAAGCCGCAGCAGACGCCGCGGCTAACAAAGAGTTTAGTGGGATGTTTGCAGCACTTAAACAAGCCCCGGGCTTCGATCAGTACCCCAACAATGAAAAAGAAGAAGAATTCCTTGGTATCACTGTTGGTATAGGCGCAATGTATGAGGCTGTTAAGGCGGCTCACAAACAAGGCCTCCTCGAAACTGAGACTGCAAACGATTTAGTATCAAAAATTAAGGGTTATGTAGACGGCCTTGAAGGTGACTTGTCTTATTCCTATAGATATGTTAATGAAGAAGTTGATGAAGCCGAAGAGCTTAACGAGCGCGCCTTTACAAACTATAATAGAGCGACAAAGTTGCTTAAGTTGGCCAAAGCTGGCAAGATTAAGCCTAAGCAAATGAAAGCGCTCGATAAGATTAGAAATGGTTTAGAAAAAGAATTTCAAAAGCGCGGCGGCACCAAGGGGATGACCAATAAAGAACAGGATCTCCTTGGCAAGTTTAGCAAAAATTCAGATGTTTTTGATCAGTACGACGCCAAAGGAAATTGGACTCCCGAAGTTGACAAGTTCTCCCCTGGTTCTGACGCACCCGGCGGAGGCGGCGGAGGCGGCGGAGGCGGCGGAGGCGGCGGAGGCGGCGGCGGTGGAGCAGGTGATCCCGGCCCAGACGCACCCGGCTTAGGTCAATCAATGATGGGTGACCCCTCAACTGGCATCGGCGATATCGGCGGTGTTCAAGATTTAGGTAGACTCTACCAAAAAGCTGGTAGCCTAAGCACACT